AGCCGAGTTCGACGCGACTGCTCATGTGCATCAAATCTTGATGCAGAAGGTGCAACGCAAAGACGACGGTTGAACTGTGCTTGCTGAACCATAAATACTCTTAGAACTTGAAGCATTGAGTTTCAGCACTTTGCCGTTAGTCGCACCACCACCTGGGGCGTTGTAGGTTCCGTTGAGCGACAAAGCACCAGCGTTCAAGGATGGGCCACTCCATCCCTGACAAACGAGTGCTTCACCTGTGATGTTCGGACCGAACATCAGTGGAACAATCGGGGCGTCATGGATTTCTGGCGACGGGGCCTTCCAAAAAACAGGCGAAGGTTATTGTTCAGAGGGTCAGCTCTGGGGGAGCAACAAGGCTGACTTTTCGGCATCTCGCTCAAGCAACTTGTATGGCTCGTCTTCAACTGTGCAGCCCGCCGCCGTCCGGTCGCTCTTGTGCATCAAGATTTAATGCAGAAAAGCGAGCGAACGGATGCTGGTTGGACAGTCGTACTAGATCCGTAAGTAGATGATGACCAGGAAGCCCGGAACAATCCAGTCTGCCCGGTAGAGACATCTGCGTCTGAATAGCCAGAAAGCCGTACAGATCCGATAGAAAAGGCACCTGAATAATACTTTTCATATTCGTTGTCATTGTTTGGGAATTCACCCGTTATGTTCGGACCGAACATAACTGGGTCTATCAAGCCGTTTGACGTAGCTTGCGCAGACTTCACCGCCAGTGGAGCACTTTCTGGTGGGAAGTCCTCCACGCCGTGGAACGGGAAAACGGCTGTTTCATCGAAAACTATCACCGATATTACATTTTCCGCATCGCTATCTAACTCAATGTACGGCGCAGCGTCTGATGTTCACCCTGCCTCGACCCGCCTTATTCACTGCATCAAAATTTAATGCATGGAAGAAGGCGTAACGATTCGGGCTGAGCAGTTGCCGATTTCCCATATAAAGAACTTGAGCGAGAAGCGTCTATCCCAAAAACATAAACTGAATTGCCACCGCCTTCGCCGATGTGATTCGCTGAGGATTTGACGGGGTACAACGCGCCTGAAAACGTAGCATTTATCAGCCCCCATTTTGACGTTTCTTGTCCACTGATGTTCGGGACTCGGATTTGCATGTCATAGAGCGCTCTCTATGGCGTGCCGGGCACATGAGCGGGCTTCATCTGCAACTCGACGAAACCCGCGTAAGTAGCTACTTCCAGTCGATCATGCCGGCACTTTCAGCACAAGCGCGGACGTGTTCGCTCCAGCGCTCCATGACGGCGCGTCTGGCGTCGAAAAAGTCGGAGCGCTGATAGGCTCTGCTTACCTGCGTACCGACATCGTGGCTGAGACACATCTCCGCAACGTCGAAAGGGACAGCTTCGTCCGCAAGCCACGATCTTGCTATCGATCGCAGGCCGTGTGCAACGAGTCGTCCCTTGAGCGATGTACTGTGCAGGTGCTTCGCCAAGGCCTGCGAGCTAACGTGCTTGCCGGTGCTCTTGCCGGCAAAGACATGACCGCTTCGTGGCCTCGGGCTGAGCATCTGCTCTCTGGCGATCAGCTCCTTCATGAAAGACGTGAGGGGCACGCGAAATGGCCGTCGCTTCTTCATGTGCTCAGCTGGTATGTGGATCGCGTCTTCTGTGATCCACGACTTCTCGAGCGAAGCATTCTCGCCCGGACGGAGCATCGAGCAGAGCGAGAAGAGGAAGAGCACGCGCATGCGCTCTGGCGCTTCTTTCATAACCGCCATAACGGTGGGCAACTCTCGCCAGTCTACCGATGGCGTCGGCTTTACCTGCGGCGGCGCGAAGACCTTTGATACTCGTGCGAGCGGGTTGTGCTCGATGTAGCCTGCGCAAACCGAGAGGTCAAGGATCTCGCGAAGGCGCATGAGCACGCGCTTGAGCGTTGCCTGCTTTCCGTCCTTTTCTATCGGGTGCACGGTGCGGATGACGAGTGGGGCGGTGATCTCGTCGAGCTGACGATTGCCGATCGGCTCGATGATGTAGCGCTCGAGGCGACGGCGTTCGTCCTGGTAGCTCACGATCTGGGGCTTTTTGAGGCGGCACCAGAGACGAAAAGCGTCTTTCAGTACATAGCCCTTCGGTGGCTCAAGCCCGATGTCCTTTCGCAGGCGTCGGGCTTTTTGTCGTGCCTGCGCGAGATTTATGTCTGGGTACTCGCCGAGCTTTTTGTCGGCGACACGGCTCGATGAAGACGTGCGCAGATACCAGATCTTTTTGCCGGACGGCATGACGCGGAGCGTCAACCCGTTGCCGTCGGCGATTGAATACCTTTTTTCACGCGGCTTCATTGCCGCGATTTTTTTAGAGGAGAGAGTAGTCACATGACCTCCGAGTTCAAGACGGCGTATCGCTTTGATGACGCCGGTTACTTCGAGCACGAGCTGTCCGTCCAAGTGATTGACGGCGAAGCGCTCATGCCGCCGTCCGCAACCTTGCTGCCTCCCTGGGGCGATGCAAAGCCGGACGACAAGGTTTTCTACCGCTTCGACGGCGAGTCGTGGAAGTCGGAAGCAAAGCCAACCTGCGCTGCTGAGTGCGTGGGCGTCGTGATCTCTCACACGACGATCACGCCGCATGACGAGGAAATGCGCGAACTGATCCGCAGGTTCGCCCAAGAAGAGGGATACCGAGAAAAGCGCGGCGAGGACCTATCGTGGAGCGTCGAGAAGATTCCTGAAAAGACTGAAGCCGAGAAGCGGGAAGAAGCTGAGAAGTCCGTTCGCGCAAAGCGTGACAGCCTGATCTCTGAGACTGACTACCTTCTTGCCTCTGACTACCCGATCAGTGCCGAGGATTTGGAGGCGGTCAAGGTTTATCGACAGGCTTTGCGAGACGTTCCGCAGCAGGAAGGTTTTCCCTTCGATGTCGTGTGGCCTGATCTTCCTGTGATCGTCGCAGAACGATAAGGAGACGATATGGCAACGGCCCTCGATATTCATGTCGATCAAGGATCGGACGTTCGGGTTCCGATTGCCTTCATCGATGATTTCTCTGAGCTTGACCTGACCGGCTACACGGCCCGCATGGAGCTTCGCTTGTCAGCATCAAGCAAAAGGGTGGTTGATCGGCTCACCACCGAGAACGGGCGCATCTCGATCGAGAAGGGAACGCTCACGCTCTTCTGGTCACACGAGATCACCGAATCGCTCTCTGCCGGGCGATACGTCTATGACCTCGAGCTTGTGTCAGCGGGCGGGGAAGTTTCGCGCGTTCTAAGCGGCCGAGTTCACGTATGTAAGGAGGTAACGCAATGTCCTGTGGCGAATGCGTAATTCCGCCGTTGGGGTACCTGGGGTGCTATCCACCCGCGATACCCACTGACGTCGGGCGACGCATCGTGCGTGTGAGTGTTCCGGGCTTACAAGGACCGCCGGGCGAGACTGGCGCGCTTGGCTACTCAACTCGCACCTGTGCATCCCTCGGCGCTTTCGAAACGAAGGCGCTTGAAAATCTGCGACCTGAAAAGGGTGCCCAGCCCGGAGATCAGGTTGCAAATGATCGCGGACAACTCTTTTTAATCACTGCCGTCACTGAGTCGACTTTCACTGTTGGTGAAGTAGTTGGCAACGTTGGCGTTCAGATCGATGACGAAGATTTGTCCGCGACTTCCGTTTGGTCCTCGCAAAAAGTACAGGAACGAATTGGTTCTCCTGTCGACTTTGTGAAGATCTTTGAATCGGAACTTGATAGTTCTGAAAAGTAAAAAATCCATTTTGGAGTAATTGAAAATGGCTGAAATCAGCAAGTCTCTTGAATCCCGTGTTTCCGAATTTGCCGCCCGTACTGGCCAGGAAATTAAGAAGGTCCGCGGCGAAATCGCTACCAGCAACACGGCCGCCGAAGCGCTGACCCAGCGCGTCGCTGCCAACGAAGGTGCCATCACCAACCTTCAGAGCGAAGTCGCTAAGAAGGTCGAAATCGACGACGCTCAGGCTTCTGCTACGAAGACCTATTCGTCTCAGAAGGTCGACTCCCAGATCACTGCTGCAAAGCAGTCTGTGAAGAACGATCTTCTCGGTGGCGCTGGCGAAGCCTACGACACCCTGAAAGAGCTCGCTGACGCTCTCGTCACGAACAAAGACGCGATCACCGCCCTTCAGCAGATCGCTCAGGGTCACGTTCAGTTCGACAAAGCTCAGGCTCTGAATGACGATCAGAAGAAGCAGGCTCGTGCAAACATCGGCGCTTTGAGTGCCGCTGTCGAAAAGTCTGGCATCGCTCTCGACACGCTGACCGAAGAAGGCTCTTACGTCGTCACTGGTGCCACTGGTCTTCCTGCCGACTTCACGTCTGATCCCGTTTTCGTGACGGTCACGAAGGCCGGCACGGCCACGGTGCAGATGGTCGGTGGCGTTCAGGGCGCTGAGTACAAGCTTTTCGCTCGCACTGCGGCCGACGGCGCGTATGGCGAGTTTGCTCAGATCGGTGCCAAGACCGACTTGACTGACTATGCCAAGAAGAGCGAAGTCGCGACGCAGATCAGCGAAGCCGTCAACCCCGTGAAGGCGACTGCCGAAGCTGCTCAGGCAAAGGCGAACGAAAACGCTGGCAAAATCACGGCTCTCGAGGCTACTGTTGGCAAGCACACGACGAAGCTCACCTCTCTCGAAAGTCAGGTTCAGACGAACACGGCGACGATCCAGAAGAACGCCGGTGACATCACGACGATCAACGCAAACATCGGCACGAAGCAGGACTTCGTCGCTGCTTTTGAAGCCGCTTTGGCCTAAGAGGTGAACTATGGCAGACGCATCTTTTGAAAAAGACAGCGATCTGCTCAACGCTGCCGCCGCTTACCTTGCGGCGGCACGTAGCACGCCGGGGCCGCTGGCTGACGAGGTAAAGCTTGCCGTTGAGCGAATCGCACAGGAAATCAAATCTCTCAAAGAGCAGATAGGAGGCAATGACGAATTTGAAAGCCGAATGGCTTCTCTAGAGCAGTCGCTTCAGACCATCATCTCGAACGAGGCGATGATTGCCAATGCCCTCGCAAAGCTAGGCAATCAGACGACACCGTTCGCATAGGAGGGGGCATGGTCTTTATCAAGTGGATTTTATGCGGGTGTCTTTCGATCCCGATGACGGTTTTGGGCAAGGCTCTTTGTTGGGTCTTGCCCTTTTTTGTTGACGAGGAAACGAAGCGTCTTCCGAAGTGGCTCGACAACGATGCCGACGGCGACGCCGGGCATTGGGAGCGTAATCCCGGCACGGGAAAGTGGGCGACCTATGTCCGTCGGACCAAGTGGTTCTGGCGCAATACCTGCTACGGATTTGATCGCGAGGTCGTTGGCATCAAGTGTTGGTCGACCGACGTCATCAAGTTCACTGGTGACGCTGATGTTGGTCGCAAGCCTTACCGCCCAGGTGTGAACTGGCATCACCTGTATCGCAACGGGAAGCTGATCGGCTTCCAGTGGTACTTCGTGTGGGCATGGCCGTGGGGGCTTTTCCCGAAGCGTTGCATCCGAGGGAACTTTGGCTGGAAGCTCTGGGCAAACAAGACAGAGACTGAAGATTATGCCCAGTGGACGGGA